GCGCTGCATCGACCGGTGTTCGATCTGCAGCTCCACTAGAGCTCAGGAGCAGCTCGTCGACTCCCAGGCTTACACAAATGGTCCGATGCATCTCACCTCGGATCGTTTCCATGGCCAGGTCTTTTATGTTGCTCGAAAGCGGGACCGGTTTCAATCCGGATCCGACGATCCCAACCTTGTGCTGGTTACTCGTTCCCTTGAATGTCTTATTCCAAAAAGCGGTTACCCGTTCGACCAGGTTGTCTGTCATGGCCTGGTCGGTTGTCAGGAGCAGCGGTGGTACCGCATAATTGGCGAAGAACGCAGCCATATATTGATCGGCCTTGAGTTCTCCCAGGGCTGCCAGGCTTGACATGGAGAGCGGTGCGATCCCCGAAAGGTCCGAGCTAGGGTCGTAAGAGCCACGGAAATATATGATTTCGTCTCGCTGGTATGTCTTCGTTCCTTTTCCGATCCGCTGGGTGAAGCTGGTTATTCCGCCGGAGCTGTAATTGACCGTCATGTCCTTTGGATTTAGGAACATCAGCTCGACCACTTTGTCCCCAGCCATGATTTTCTGCCAATAAGCACAGCCATAAACGCAGAACGCCGACTCCGTGTAGCGCCACAGGTCGCCTTTATTCCATTCCTTATTGACCGTGTCTAATAAATCCAGCACAGGATGGTCGTCTATCTCTTCGTCTCCCCCATCCAACAGGATTAGACTAGCGCTCGCAATTGCATCAGCTCGGATTGATATCGCTCTGAAGGCCCAGGCCGAGCTCAGGTATGCTGCCACGGCGGATCCACCTTTTTTATTGCCTTCGCTGTTGGCGATCTCCGCCCAGCCTGGTATATTTGTGATCACTTTCAGGTTCTTATCGTAGGATAATTTTATCGGCATAGTGTCCTCCGTGGTTTACTATTCGATCGTTCCCATAACCAGTTGACCTGACTCGGCTGAATGGTACGCCAGCGCCAGGGCTATAACTCCGTCATCGTGCATTCCTTCCGGCGCTCCGTATTTGATCAGGCCAGTCGGGAGCCGTTCGCTTTCGAATGCTTTAAGCTCACCCAGAAGGACTTCATCCGGTTCGACCGTTATGGATCCGAGCTCGAATGCCAGCGCCAGGGCGTCTATCAGCAGCATCTTCGAGTTATTAGTCGTTGTAAAGGCGGTAATCTCCAGGCCTTCATCCTGCAGCTTCTCCACCATGGGGCCACCGATCGAATTGTATTCGGCCATCACAGACGCCTGGTTGTATCGAGCTGCCAGGGCCTTGAGCCTGGTCCGCTGCAAGTTGTAATCCGTCTCAGTCATCCTATCGTTGAATACGTTTTCCTTGGTGTGAATGTCCAGGACACAGAACCAGGTTGCATCGCCTGTCCTGCCCCAATCAACGCCAATCGTATATTGATGGCCAGGTTCCGGCTCTTCACGCCTGGTCGCCGTGGCTTGCCTATCGACATACCTAATTACACCGGCTCCGTCTTCGATAAATTGAGCATCCCATTCCTGGGAGAAGGTCCTCTGGCTAAGTCTGGTCTTCGCTTTATCATAGGCAGCTTGGATTCTTGGGTTTGGGTTATCTCGACTGGGTGCCTGGAATGAGACTTGTTCGACTCCGTCTTCAAGTCCCAGCTGGAATTCACGCCAGAACCAATTTCTGCCACGAGGTGTACTTATCAGATATGCTTTTCCGTCTCGATCGGCCAGGGTTGGAAGAACCGTCTCGGTCCAGACGTCTTCCCTAACACGAGCTGCTTCTTCCATCACGAATAAATCAAAGGCGTTCCCAAGGATCCCGACCGGACTATCAGCCGTGTAAATGGCCAGGGATCCGCCCGATGGGAATTCAATCGTTCGCTCTGTCTTATTTATACTCAGTCTATTCGCAACAGGAGCCGTCATTTGCTCTGCAAATTTCCACAATGGTCGAGCGTTCTTATACGTCGGTGGCATCCATGCGACTTGAGCGCCAGCATTGGCACAGCTCAAGCACACGGATCCGCCTAGAATTGTTTTTCCCCAGCGTCTTCCCATGCATACGACTTTAACCTTCGCTGGGTGTCTCGCTATCATGGCCTGGTCGGGCCGTAATAACGGCAATCGCATTATTGTAGTCATAGGGTTCTATCTTAATCGGTCCTCCGTCTTCACCTGCGAGCCTGTGTTCGGATCGTTCGACATATCCACGATGCTTGGCCTGGGTCTTCAGGAAAAAGCACACCGCCCAGGCTTCTCCTTCCAGGGCCTTGCTGTATAAAATGCTCTCGACACTATCTATCATTTTTTCCCTGGAGGATCTTACGGCATCCTGGCACGTTGGGTGCTTGGCTATAAACGAATAAAGGGTTGGCCTGGAGCAGCCTATCCGTCTGGACGCTACGCTCAGGTTCCCTTGGGAGTCGCCTATCGCTCCTATCACTTGCTCGGCAGTCATTTCCGCTTGAGTTATCATGCTATTTATTCCTTTTTAAGTGTAAACCTGTCAACCATAGACGGTTCCTGGTTTGTCAAGCCCTGCCAGCGCTCCAGCGCAACAGCGACATACCCGGGGTCGAGCTCTATTGCTCGGCACTTGCGACCATGCATTTCTGCTGCCAGGAGGGTCGTTCCGGAGCCTAAAAAAGGTTCATAAATAATGGATCCGTAATCAGAACCATCTAGCATAAATTTCTCTATTACTGGAATGGGTTTCGTCGTAGGGTGATAGATAGATGCGCTTGGTTTATTGTGCCTGAGAATGGTCGTGTAATTATTTTTTATGTCCATTATTATTTTGATTAGATCTTCCTTTTTTAATTTCTCCGGGTCGAAGTCGTCATCAATTATGGACGAAGTAAAACCTCTATAAAATATATGTTTTCCTTTCCAGCCATAAATGATAATCTCATGCTGCGGCCAGTAATCCATAAACCCTGGGACGAAGGTATTTTTCACCCATATCACTTCTTGGCTTCTGTGAATTCCTGCGTCTGACATCGCCTGGCATAGCTCTGGCATATGTATACCGCCGGTATATATATAAACTGTATTTACGTCTTGGAAAGGAATTATTTTGAGAAAAGAACCATAAAACGATCTATAGTCGTTCAGATTATCATTTTTATATTCTCCATATTTGTGTTTTTTCTTTCCATAATAAGCTTTATTGTTTCCAAATAAATCTACTCCATACGGCGGATCAGTCAACAGTTGATCAACCTTCTCTGATCCCAAAATACTGTCGACAATTTCCTGGTCCAGACAATCACCACAAATTAGACGATGATTACCTAGATACCACGTTTGCCCGAGCTTTGTTTGCCATTTCTTTTGTAGTTCGTCTTTCTTTATTACAAATTCCTCGGGATCAGTCATTTCCGATTTCATCGGATTATTATATTGAATTTGATATCTGTCTGCGACCGATGCTATTGCATTCAAAACACGATCGTTATCGGCTGTAACCATGGCCAGAATCTCTTCGAGTTTGTCTTTGTCGGTTCCAGCCATGCTTGCTATTGGATCCAGCAACGCCAGGGCTTTAAGCTCTTGCTCTTCCGTGAGCTCAACATATTCGACCGGAAGATCATGGACGCCGGATCTTGACGCCAGCGCTACTCGAAGGTGTCCGTCTATCACAGTCCCCGTGGTCTTATTGACCAGGACGGAACGTATAAAACCGATATCATCAATAAGGCCTGCTAGGGCGTCCTGTTGGTACTTTGGGTGCAGGCGCCAGTTGTTTGGGTGAGCCAGGAGCTGGTCCAGCTGCACCATCTCATGGCCTACGATCCGGTTATTGAATTCCTTCTCTAATTTAGGAATTCGACCAGTTCCGTTCGATTTTTTAGGCGTCATCATCATCTTCTTATCTATATATGTTTCTGTTTCTGTTTCTGTTTCTGATTCTGATTCTGTTTCTGTTTCTGATTCTACCTGACTATTCGTCACTTTTTCGTCCCTTTTAATGTGACGAAACGTCACCGTTTCGTCACTATTACGTCACTAGTTCGTCACGCTCATAATGAATGCATCTCCACTTGTTTTACTTCTCTTCGGTCCAGGAATTTAATCCCATGGATCTCTATCCCTTTTATCCAGCCTACAAATATAACCATGTCGTCTCTGTCTTCCGGCATAAGCGCCAGGACGTACTTGGTCCCTTGGTGGTATTCCTTATTCCGGATCCATAAATGGTAATCAAAATCAGGGCCTCGTCTCATCCGGCTGGTCTTCACATCGACCTGCAGGCCCAGGAGGTCCGAGCTGTAATCACCGGTCCAGTTCGAGAGCTCTCGTTCTCGCTTGGTCTTCAGGTATAAATCGATCGAGCCGGTCAATAATTTTGACAGGGCAGCTTCGCCTGCATTTCCTGTAAACTGATCATACTTATTCTGTCGTGAATTTGTGACGTATCTTGGGTGTACTTTTGACCTGGTCGACTTGTCTTCACGATCCGCTATCAGGCGGATCTTTGCTATTTCGTCTTCATTCAGCCAGACTTTTCGGATCATTTCGGTTCCATGTATCGCTTTCCGAGCCTTGAAGCGCAGCTCCATCCTCGATCATGTTTTACCCAGCCATCAGCTCCGCCTGCGTTGGTTACTTTTACGACTTCGCCAAGTTTCAATGTCCCTACGATCGGTGCTATGATCGACGGGTCCTTACGGATCCGAAGGTCCTGGGTGAGCGCTCTCATGTATAAACCATCTCCACCTGGGGACGGTAAAATTGTCCCTGGGGGGGCCGGCTTCGTCAGCAGCCAGTTATAAAACTGCTCATCGGTCCCATTGAAACGGTTATAGTCCGGATCGCCTTGAGTTTGCTGAACGGTCCAGGTTCCCCAGGGCGCAAAATCAGGATAGAAGGTCTTCCAATGCGCTATGTGGAGCTGGCATTCTGTCAGCCAGCTTGGGACCGGCCGTAAGTAATCGATCACCGCCGGACTGAGATACCATTGCGGATTATGTCCCTGGTCCGTCTTATAGCCTCGGAATAATACATTCATTCCGTTGAGTAAAATCGAGCGCTCAGGAAATTTGTTAGCTCCCCATTCCTCGACGTCAAAACAGGTCGGGGCGTTCCCGGGATCCGGCCTGACGATCTGCAGTATTTCAATGATCTGGTTATCGGCCGGATACCTAAAATCATAGAAAGCGTATGGCCACCAGGCTTTTCCGTATTCCTTCGCTTTCAATATGTGACGATCGTACCATGGGTCCCTGGTCCCTCCGTCGTAGCATCGGATCATAAATCCCTGGTACTGGTCCCAATAAATAGGAACCGACTTCCATCCTTCATCGTACTTGCTTATGTCTCGGATTGTCATTCCTTCGCTCCGTTCGTTTTTTCCACCGCCTCCAGGCGTACTTTCAGGTCCGTAATTCTCTCATCCTTATCCTGGCCCAGCTTTCGTAGAATGACGATCTGGCGGTCCTGGTCGGATAATTTATCATCCTGGATTTTCGTTCTATGCTCCAGTAAGCTAATCCGATCATCCTTCAGCTTTATAAGGGCTTTCATCGTATCGATATCATTTTCAAAGGATTTACCCTTTAGCTCGAGCGAGTCCAGCTGGATCTTTAAGCTGGTCGCTAGGTTTAACGCCAGCTGCCCAGCTTGATTGTCCGTTTCCTTTTCCTTCGATCTTACATCGGCCGCGTTCTTATGAATAATCGCCAATGCCACGATTATTCCACCTATAGCGCCAATGATCGCTATAAGTATTTCATGGTTTTCTGCAGTCATCTTACTTTATTTAGGGCCTTCCGCTCAGATGTTTGCTCAGCCGATGGGAAGAATTGGCTTACAAATTGGTGAGTAAATACCGCGCCTCTCCCCAGAATCAGGCCGGACAGAATAATACCTACCGGTGTTATTTGGTATCCACCTGGCAAAAGGCTTATCATATCCAGGCGATAATAAAAAGCTAGCCCTATTCCGGCTGCCAGGGCAATATACATCAGGAGCCATTTATAGGGCTTGAGTTTGGGGATCTTATCCATCGGTGTACCAAAGACGTATTCCACAAAACTCTCGACCAGGAACGCCAAAACAAAAATTATGATTAGTTGCTGTAGGACTTGGGGTGCCATCGGGGTCTCCTTTTCGTTATTTGATTTTAGCTCCTCAGGGCCTGGACTCCGTCGGTACTGGCAGTACCTGGTGGTCCAGGCCCATTCTAAGGAGTCTTACCTGTTTATTATAGCACCGGCTTCGTTTTTCTATATCGATTTCCCCTACCTTACCCCGCCTCGCCTCGCCTTGCCCCGCCTTGCCATGCCTTGCCTTGCCCCGCCTTGCCCCGCCATGCCTCGCC